TTGCGAGGCGTTTGCCAATAGCAGCGTCAAGTTCCTCTTGCGAGAATGTCTTGGCAGCCTGTGTCTCAGCTACTTCCGGCGTACTTTCAGCAACTTCAGGTGTGGCCGTCACATCCGTGGTTGGCGCGGAGTCTACTTCCGCTAGGGCTTGGACTTCTTCAGTCATGTTTTCTGAATCCTAAGATTCCTCGGTCAACTGGGCCGATACAGTTTGTCAGCACATTATGCTGGAATTTATTTGAGTTAGCAATCTTCAGCGCCAGCAAATTCTTCTAATGTTTTTAAATGTGAGTAAACTTGCGCGATAAAGTTAGAAGCGCCCGCCTCAACAGACACGGGCACTGTGTATTGTTTGGTAAATTGTTGAACATCGCCTTTGAAACTAACATTAGCAATGATTTGGTTTTTATCACCACTAATTTCAATAACTTTTACATACGCAGAAAAAGACACTCGTTGAGTTCCATTTTCAATGTTGCCAATAGAAGTTTGAACAATAGATTTGCCTTCAGCTTCAATAATTTTTCGGAGTGCCATAATTTTCCTTATGCTTAAATTGATGTTACCAAGGCAATGCTGGTTCAGAGGCTTTCTGAGCCAACTGGCGTGCAATTTGACTAGCTACTTGTGCTTCACCTTCGTCTTTAATAAGACGGGCGCTTGATTGTTCTACATTGTCATCATCAATCCAAGTGGTAACTTCTGGCGCAAAACACCAGTCAATAACTTGTTGTTCAGTCAATTGTTCGTAAGGAACAAAGCTATCACCACGAGTTAGTTCACGACTGTAAGCAGCAGATGCTGAGTTTTCGCCATCAGTGCCTGTAACTGTTAATTCAACCTTGACAACCAAATTGCCTTCAGCAACTTTTACCTTGTTAACTGTCCATTTGTATTGCATGATTATTCCTTTAAATTTGGTAGCTAACTAATCCACGCAGTATGACTGAACCGCCCGATGGAAATTGAGCAATAGTGGCAATAGACGCAGCTAAACCTGTTCCTGAGATAGAAAGATTTATACTTGAGTTAGCAGGATTTACAGATGCAACCATTTGTGTATATCCAACTGCTGTAAATCCAGAAAATAATACAGCGCCAATATTGCTAGATATAGTAGCGTTGGCATTAAAAGGAAGACCCGTAATTTTTACGTTACCAGAAGCTGTTGTCCAAGTAAAAGCACTTGTGACAATGTTAAAAGCGATAGTGCATCTATTGCCAATTCTTTGGTAAACGCCAGCTTGGTTTGTGTAAGTTATAGCTAAATCTCCTGCTGTGCCACAACTTAAAACGGGAGTCCATGTGCCTTCCTCATACCAGTTTAAATTTTGGCCTGTCATTCCCGATGCGGGAGTGTTAGCGGTTAAATTTAGCCCTTTGGCTGCTGTGCCAGGCACTATGTTGTTTGCAGACACTGCTAAATCAGCAACGCTAACAGATCGTCCAGCAGTCAAATTTGCAACAGACACTTGTTTGGTTGTGCTACTTTGAACAATCGGCAAAACCTCTGTACCCGCCAAAGGGGTGGTCGATGCCGTTAACGCGGAAATCTTTAAATCAGCCATTTATAGCTCCTATTTTTAAGTTTGAACGTACCAGTTATCAATTCCATCTGATATTAAAGTAACAGATTTATATTGACCTGATAAAACATAGCTAAAAGACCCAGCGCCGCCAACAGTATCAGTCGTGCTTCTGTTTAACGTAACGGTTCCAGCACCTGAATCTTGTTTAGTGACAGTAACAGTTACGCCTAAAGGAACTGTAATAATTCTTGGAAGTGCTACAGTTAAATTTGAAGCGCCCGTCGTAAACATATAATGAGAGCCAACATCAGCAGAACTCATGGTTACGTTTGTATTCACTGGAGTTGGAAATGTATTCAATGGACGAGTGGTTGAATTACCCTCTACATTGTTAACATATTGCATACTAGAGTTATTACCAGCTCTAGTAGGTGCAGTCATCCTAGAATTAACAATACTAACTGAATAAATTTTATCCATGTTAGTAATTATTGGATTGGAAAATCCTGCTGAAAATTCACAGCTTTCTATACTAAGATTGCCCATGCCAACAGTCGATAAATTATCAATAATTGGGCCACGAGGATTTGAAGTAAATAAATTTGATATTTTTAATATGCTATTAGGGATAATATTAGCCCTAAGTTGAATCATAGGTTTGTTATCTGTTACTCCGTTAACTTGAGTAAAGTCAGCCGTATGAACATTATCAATAGTAATATTATTAAATTTACCAAAAGAAAAAGGAATTGCTGTAGTTCCCGCTTTACCATTAAATAAACTATCTCTAATTGAATTATTTGTTGTATAGATACTATCGCCCAAATAAATTCCGTAGCCATCATCTTTGGGGTTATACCACCATTGATTGTCAAAATGCACGTTGTTTACCATGCAATTGTTTTCTGATACAAAACCGCTTTTGCACTGGTTATACTGAACGTTTGAAATGTTACCAACAATAAGACCACCACTAGCGCCATCGCTAGTATCTGCGATATAAATAGCTTTATCAGATATATGGCTAAATACAACGTTATTAAATGACAAATCAGTAATTAAAGCACCGATGGGGACTTTAATTCCTATTGGCGCTGATTCAATACCAATATTTACAAAAAGCGTATGGTCAACATTATTAGCTATAGAAAAAATACTTGCTGGCGTTGTTACATTTCCAACAATCTTAGAACCTTCAAAAGTACCAACTACACTTGCGCCAGCAATTATTATTGCTGAGTTTGATATAGCAATGGTTGAAGATACTAAATAACTTCCTGTTGGAAAAAATATAGTCCCACCAATCGAGCCTACATAATTTACCGCATTTTGAATTGCTGTAGTATCGTCTGCTATACCATTACCTACAGCACCAAAATCTTTAACACTTACATATTGACGCAACTTAGCTTGCACCGTAGTTGTAACAGCGCCAGTGCCAGCAGGCGTATAACTTACCAAAGAAGCATCTGTATTTAAAGCATTTGAGACATTATCATAAGTGCCAATTAAAACGTCATTGCTGTCTGTTAATACAAACTTATACGTAATTCCTACAGTCAACCAAATTTCACCGCTACCTGGCACGCGCCCAGCAGCATCCAAAACAATAGGATTAGTGCGCGCGACATTTCCAGCGCTAGTGGTGTACGTTGGTGTAGGTGTAGTTGTACCAGCAAGATAAGTGTACAACTTACCGCCAGTCAGGACTGCGCCGGTGTTAGTAAAAAACTGGGCCGCAACGCCGCCCACGGGGGAAAGATTGACGGCCATTTATTACTCCAAAAGAATTTGCCCACCGTCCTCTTGGACGAGGTTGTCGCCAGATTCAGTGAGCAAATTACCCACCGAAGCGCCGCTGTCGCGTGTGCCTGAAAACAGCGTGGCAATACCGGCTAGGCCAATGGCCACCGAATTACGAAGGGCGACACCAAAGCTCATTGCTTATTGATTGGTTTGCAGTACGCAGTGCCGTCGCTGCTGCCAATTCGCAGAACACTGACACGCCAAGGTGCGCCGCTTGTGCTGAGTGTCAGAACAAACGGGATAGGTGTATAAGCTGGAATTGGTGTGCTGGCGCTAGTAGCAACAGCACCAACACCCACTTCAACATAGCAAGGTACATCGCACCAAACCAAAACGCCTTGAGGGCCAGCGTTCCATGCGGTTGTGTTGCCTGCACTTGCGCCAGCAGTTGCGGTGTAAGCGGGAAAATCCGCTTTGCTCATTGGGTTGAGAAGTTCCATGATGATCCTTATGCCAAGAATTTTAGCTTGTACAGCGTGCGCAGATAAATTTCAACGATATTATCTATCAATTGTTGCAACGATGTATCTGTTTTATCACATACATCGTATCTTGCGCCTTCAATTTCAGCAAGCGAATCTTGCAAAAATTCAATCACATTGGCCGTTTTTTTAGCCGAATGCAAGGTGATGGGGCCAATCAAACCGTAGCGGCCTTGGTAGGCTTCAGCAAAGTCGTCAGCCGCGCCAATGATTCGGTCATAAAAGATGTTGAGCGCCACATGCTTGCTGTAACTGCGGGTGTTCAGGTGAACACTGTGCGTGACATCACGGGCTAGGAATAAGATTCCGATAAAGTCTGCGGCTTTCATTGTGGCATTCCCATTTGTTGTTGAGGTGCATATTCAGCACTTTCAGGCATCATCTCATTGGTTTCACGACCAGGCATCTCGCCCACCAGATCGCCCGAGGTGATCATGCCATGGACTGTGCCCATGACAATATCTTGAATCTGCTCGGGAGACATAGATGCCTGGACGGCAGCCAAGCGCTTGGTTTCAGCGTCATAAGCCTTAACCTGAGCCTCGAAGTCCTTGCGCTCCATGTCTTGCATCTCGATTGATTTGCCGACATTGGTGATCATTTGGTGCATCTGCTCCATCTCAGCGCCCATGGCCTGAATCTGTTGCTGCGCTGCCTGCAATGCTGGATCGTTCTCGCCATCCGACAAGAACTTGGGATCAATGGTCTTTTGGAACCGCTTGGCCATCTCTTGAGCGCCTGGCCAGTCCATGTTCTTGACGAACAAGTCACCGGCCACAGACCACAGTTGGGGATTACCCTGTAATAGCTGAGCCATGGCTTCCAAAGCCGCTTGGCGCTTGGTTGCATAGCCTGGGCCAGTTGTGGCTACCACATCATACTTGCCAACGCCAGGGTTGTAGATTTTCTCAATCACAATGCCTTGCTCGTTGACAATCTTGTTGACGGGTTGCGGTTGGTCAGGATTAATCTTGACCATCTTAGTCTCGCCATCTTCACCAATGATGCGAGCGATGCGCTGTGTGTCGTAAATCTTGGGGATCAAGTCCACCAACTGACGAGCCACATGGCGCACGGCGCGGGTCAGGTTGTCACCATAGTGGTAAGTACCTACATCACCCTCGCGTTGGCGAGCCAAAATGGCTTTACCAGAGCGTTCATTGCTTCCCATGCCAAGAGAAGCGTTATATTGACCCGTTGTGGACTTGATGTCCTCAGATGCGCCCGATTTGGCTTGCAATAGGCCCGTGGAAGCCATTGGCGGTTGTGCCCGCTGGGGTAGTGGCAAAATCGAACCTTGACCATCTGTAACGTCAGGATTGACTTCCAGATAAGGCCAGTTGTTTGTGTTGGCTGTCTTCCACTTGTCTTCGTAGCCCTCGAACTGGCCACCGTAGCCAATGAACGGAGCTTTAGGCGCCAGCGCCAGCATCTCAGCTTCTTGAGACACCCAGTAGTTGTACATGCGCTGGGCATCTTTGGCGTTACGCACCAAGCCAGACACATAAAGACGGCCATCAACCTCGAATTCGTTACCAACAACACGGATCACGGGGATCCACTTGCCAGCCCACTCTTTTTCTTCAAGAATCTCATACCCGTTGATCTTGCAATATTTGACCCGTGGGCGCTCGGACATGCGTGATTTGACAGGCTTGCCAAACATGTCTCTGAGCATCTTGTCTTCGGGCGTGCCTTCAAAAGCTGACTGGTTGCCGGGGTACAAATTCAGAGTCGTTTTGTCGTAATCGACATAGTAGTAACCCGCAATACGCACTGTATCTTCATTGAGCCAGTTGCTGATCGACTGATCACCTACGCCAAGGGACTGCAAGGTCGAGATAGGTGCAGCATCAGGATACTGGCGCTCATATTCTGCTTTGGTCAGGTCTTCGGTGATGAAGCACCACTTAGCGTCCGCGCCAGTCGGGTCTTGGATCAATGGATCCATGTAAACCGAGAAACTGTTACGCACACGGCCAATCTTGATGTCCTGATCGAATGTGTTTTCGTCACAATACTCGGTCATCAGGGTGATGTAACCTTCGCCGTAAGACACCTGGTTCTCGCAGGCGGTGTCGTATGCCACGTCAGCGTCAGAGATGTACTCAATGTGGCGGATCATGCCGTTGAAAATGTCGGCTACTTCCACATCGGCGTTGTCATCGACTGGGATGACTTTAGCGCCTGGGCGATTCTGACGCATGTCATTTGTCACTTGACGAACGTGCTGCGGCAGTTTGTTGATTGTGAGCGTTGGGCGTGCGTTGATCGTCTGGCCCTGCACCGCACCGCGAGTGGCCAAAACGTCAGCAGGCCACTGCCATTGATTATCCGGGCTTCCGGCGTAAAAACGTAGGTCATCTATTTCATCTTCGCGGCTTTCGGCAAGAGATGAAACAGCCATGTCCAAACGGGCGCGCGCCACTGTCAGAATGTCAGAATGACTATTTTTTGGTTTGCCGCCAGCCGCTACATTGGCTGCCGCAATTATTCCTGTTTGATCAGCCATTGAAGGTGTTTCCTTTGCTCATGTTTTCACGCCCCGGTAAAACTTGTAGGTTCCAAGGCACATGAAGACCAGATATAGACTTGCCGCGCAATGGTACAACATGATCAACGTGGTAATCAAGTCCTATTTTACGCAAAGCGGAGCAATAAGTGTAAACGCTTTCCATCTCAAACAACTGGCCGTCATTTAACCATTTTGGCATTCGGCTTGCTTTTGCTGTTCGATAATTCATCGTCCACAAATTACGTTGGCCTGGGTTACGCAAACGTACTGTGCGATGATATTCAAAAGTTTTTTGTGGATTTTGCTTATTCCAAGCAACTGACGACGCAATATATTTAGCGCGATCTTTGGATTTTGTCTTGTTTGCCGTGGCGTTTGCGCATTCACAACAAGTTTTACTAGCAACATAGCGTTCAGCTAAATGGCCGTGCCTACAAGCAACTCCAGTGAAATACTTTGGAAGTCCTTTTGCTTGCGCATCCGCACGGGCAATTAGTTCACTCATCCAAAACCCCTAAAATATGAGGCTCACGCATGACGACATACATCTTGCCGTCCTGCTTAAATTCTTGCCCTACGTCGAAGTATACATGGTCGCCAACCTTAACGTCTAGGCATTTTGGGCCAATAGCAATGGCAATACCAGTGCCTAACTTAGCAGCTTGGGCCAGCACAAACAAGGGGTGCTTGTCAACATCGCGTTCAATGATGACGCAGTCTTGCAGTGCTATCATTTTTTCTTCATTGGCGCTGGTTTTGCTGCACGCTTGACGCTGTACGCTATTGCGACCGCCTGTTTTACTGGCTTGCCAGCTTTAACTTCAGCGGCGACGTTTTTGCGGAAGGCTTCGGGTGATTTGGATTTAACGAGTGGCATGATTATTTCTTCTTTGCAGTTTTAGCTGAATCTTTAAAATCTTTGGCAGTAGGTGCGTTTTTGCTACCAACTTTGTTCATTTTTTCGCCAGAACCGGTTTTTATACGAGCCTGTTTAGCGTGAATATTGGCATAAAGTCCGGGCTTTTGCATTTTAAGATCCCATCCAAGATGTTGCAACCACGCCTCTGTCACTGTACGTGCGGCGCTGCGTGGATTCACGCGCCTCACGGTGGGCTACTGGGAAGGCAAACGTGACGCAAATAGCGTCAGCCGCATCTGGCGAGGCCAATCCGCGTGCCTTCATGTCCTTTTTAGACTCCAAAAAGATAGTCCCCTTGGAGTCGGGCTTCATCATAGGCGAAATTAGATCAGTTTTGAGGAATCTGTCAAGCGGAATTGAGGCAGTTTTTAGCCAATCTTTCATCTTGCCCCACATTTCAGCCCTTTTGTTGCCGTACATGATGGGGTTTGTTGACTTGTTACCAAAGTTAATGCCCTTGACCTTGTAGCGCTGCTCTTTCAAGCGATCCACAATGCCTGCACCCAGACCGCCTTCGTCAATCACGACTAAAGTTGGGCGGTGCTGTTCAATAGCATCAATGACATGCCCAACAACAGTCATGGTGTCGTCGCCCCGATGGCGCTGGATCGAGATAATGTCCCGTCCCTGCCGCACGGCAATGACTGTTGCATCCGCGCCAAAGCGTGCAGGGTCTACGCCGATCACGATGGGGGCCGACTGGTCTTGGTACTTGGGCCGCTTCATGGCCTCATCGACCAAATTGGCCGATATAAACTGATCGTCGCCCTCGGACGGGAACTGACCGTACACCTCAACGTGCGCCTGTGATGAGTCAGCTCCGTATTCGTCGATGATCTGCTGGTAGACCTGTTTGTCCGTCCCCTCGACTGTGCGGGCGTCCACTACTTTGGTTGTCCAGAACTCCCGCTTGCTGTTAAACGCCTCGTAGAAGTACCCAGTGTTGCGCCGTGGGTTGCTGAAGGCCATCCAGAAGCGGTTAGGTGTGTTCTCTGTAAAGAAGC